AGCCGCATCCACGCCAGCGCCTTGGGCATGTTGCGCACGGCAGCGGCCCGGCACGGTGTAAAGGCGGGCGAGTGGCTGTGACGGAAGCCTGACGGCCGCCGGGCAATCTTCGATTGTGGCCGCCACCGACATCACCGACGCGATCCTGCTCCGCTCCGCGATAACCGCGTTCAGTGATCGCGTCAAACTCGCCGCCGCCACGCTGTCGATCCAGGACAAGAAGGGGCAGACGGTCCCCCTCAACTACTCGCCCAGCCAGCTCAAAGTCAGCCGGCTAATCCGCAAACTGCGCAAGGAAGGCAAGCCGGTCCGCATCGTGATCCTGAAGCCGCGCCAGGCGCACTTCTCCGTCGGCTGTGCCGCCGAGATCTGGGCCGAATGCGCGTTCCTGCCCGGCCAGCATGGCGCCTGTGTTGCCGACATCTTCCGCACGGCCAAGAACCTGTGGAGCTACTACAACCAGTTCCAGCAGGCCTACGAGCAGCGCGGCCCCTACATGGGAATCCGCCAACTCAAACCCATAAACGGGCAGACCGGCAAGCTGATCTCGTGGGACAAGGATTCCTACGTCCAGTTCCTTTCCGCCGACTCTCCCACCTCCGGCCGTTCCTACTCCCTCCGCCACCTGCACCTGAGCGAATACGCCTTCTACGGGGATGCCGCCACGCTGATGACGGGCCTCATGCAGTCCGTCCCCGACGACCACGGCACCACGATCATCGTCGAGTCCACCGCCAACGGCATCGGTGGACCGTTCCACGATCTGTGGACCCGCGCCAACGATCCCCAACAAGCAGGCGACTGGGTACCGCTATTCTTCGCCTGGTTCGAACACCCGGAGTACGTCCGCCCCCTCGACATCCCGCCAGGCGCTTTCCAGCGCACGTTAGACGAGGAGGAGCAGATCCTCCACCAGCGTTACGGCGTGCAGTTCGAGCAGCTCAACTGGCGCCGATGGACGATTACCAACAAGTGCGAGAACAGCGTCGACAGGTTCCACCAGGAATACCCTAGCACTCCCGAGGAGGCCTTCCTGGTTTCCGGCCGCCCGGTATTCGAGGCGAAGCAGCTCGCCGCCATGCCCATCGACCGCAACCCCATCACCGGCCGGCTACGCAAGACCGAAGACTTCCCATCGCCCCGCATTATTCTCGAGTCCGCTGAGCAGGGAGAACTCGCCGTGTTCCGCCGCCCCGAGCGGCACCGGCAATACGCCATCGGCGTCGACACCTCGCGCGGCATCGACCGAGGAGCCGGGGCGGGGAAGAGCGATCCCGATTACTGTGTCGCCCAGGTGCTCGACGTCGACACCGGCGAACAGGTGGCCAGCCTTCGTGGCCGCTTCTCACCAGCCCACTGGGCCGACCAGGTCGACGTGCTGGGACGCTGGTACAACTCGGCCTTCCTAGTCCCCGAGGCGAACGAGAACGGGCTGGCCGTCATCGAGAGGCTGCTAACCCTGCAGTACCCAATCGGCAAGATCTACCGCCGCCGCCCAATGCCCGACGAGCGCGGCCAGGTCAACCTGTCGGAGCTTGGCTGGTGGACCGACACCCGCACCCGCCCCCAGCTCGTCAATACGCTGGGCAATGCGATCCGCGAGCAGGCCGTGATCATCCGCAAAGCCAACACGCTAGCCGAGTGCATGACGTTCGTGTACAAGCCAACCGGCAAACCAGAAGGGCAGAGCGGCTGCCATGACGACGAAGTGATTGCGCTGGCTCTCGCGGTGATCGGGATGATTGTGACGCCCCGGGCCATGCCCACCACCACCGCCCAGCAGAAGAACACCAGACCCATGCAGAGATACGCCACGGCCAGCCGTCGGCGGGATGAGGACGACGACTGATGCAAATGAAAGTTTCCCAGCAGGAATTGACCCGGATTGGGCACCGCGTCGACGAGTGCTACCGCACCGCGATTTATGACCACCAGCGGCGCATGGAGCGATTCCGCCGCTACTACCGCCTGTTTCGCAACCTTTCCGACCCAACCGCCGCTGGCGACAAGGACGCCAGTAACTACCAAGTCCCGCTCCTGCAGTGGCACGTGTTTTCGAAGTGGGCCGACCTGATGCACTCCTGGCTGGGCAAGGGTTCGGAAGTGGTGGCGGAGCCGCGTGGCCCGTATGACCAGAAGATTGTGCGCCGGATTTCGACGATGATGAGCTGGCGCGTTTTCTCGTACATGAAGCTGGTGAACCAAGCTGCGATCGCCACCTTCCGCGCCGTAATCTTCGGGCGAACCCACGTCTACATGCCGTGGGGACAGGAAATCGCCAGGGACGGCCGCATCTGGTACGACGGGCCGAAGTACATTTCGTTGTGGCCCAACGACTTCATCGTCCCCGCCGAGGACGTCAACAGCCTGCATGAATTTTCCTGGGTGATGCACAAAGAACGGCTCACCCCGCAGCAACTCCTCGACGGGGAAAAGGCTGGGAAATACATCGGCATCGCCAAGGACTTTGGCTCTTTCCTGCATGCAGCCCTCCAGCAGCGCCAGCGCAATTACCTCGATGACGAGCTCCTGGAAGACAAAGACGAAGCCGAGGGCGTCACCCATGACAACTCGACCGCCGGCGCGAAGACCATCACGGTGTTGCACTGGTACGGCCGACGCCGGATGCCCACCGGGACGAAGGATGTTGGCGAGGACGAGATCAAGGGCCGCGACCTCGAGGAGACAGAGATCCTGGTGCACTACGCGCTGGAGATGAACCGCGTCATCGGCGTGCAAGACCTGCAGGAGCTTTATCCGAAGGCCCGGTTCAAGCGCCCGTTCGGCGAGATCGCCATGAACCGAGAGGGCAGCTATTGGACGATGGGCTACGGGGAAATGCTCGAATCAATTGGCGCCGAACTCACCGCCAACCACAACCTGTTCACCGACGCTGGCGAGTTCACGGTGTTCCCGCTCATCTTCGCCAGCCCCGAGGCCGGGCTCGATCAGAAGAGTTTCCGGTACGAGCCGCGCACCGTCATCACCACCGAGCATCCGGAGAAGGTGAACGTGGTGCAAATGCGGGCCGACATGAGTTTCCCCATCACGAAGGAACACACCATGCTGGCCATCGGTGAGCGCGTGACCGGGCAGAGCGAACAATCCCTCGGCCGCAGCAGTGACCGCCCCAACGCGCCGCGCACAGCCAGCGGCCAAGTACTTCTCGCCGAGTTCGGCAACTTGCGCGGATCGCTCGACGCGACGTTCTTCCGGGAGGATCTGGAAGCGCACATAAAGCACATCTGGGGGCTCGAACAGCAGTTCGCTCCGAAGGATCTCTTTTTCCGCGTCACCGAGGAGGATATGCCGGGCACCGAGGTTCGCCACGGCTTCGGCCAGATGGCCGCCGACGACTACGAGCAGGAGTTCGACTTCACCCTGAAGTTCGCCCCCAGCCCATGGGCAAAGGAAGCGCAGGGGCAGCGCGCGCTGCAACGGTACCAGCTCGACCTGGCGAACCCGCTCATCATCCAGAATCCCAAGGCGCTGTGGGCGGTGACGAACGAAGCCCACAAAGCCCTGGGCGACGACAACTTCAGCGACATCGTGCCGGCGCCGCCCGACATGGGAAACCCGATCGACCCCAAGACCGAGTGGACGATGATTCTGCAGGGCGATCTGCCGCAGGTCAATCCGATGGACAACGACGATCTCCACCTGGCCGATCATGGACGGCGGATGCAGATGGCGGAGAGCGCACCGCCCGAGGCTAAAGCGGCGATGCAGGCGCATATGCAAGACCACATGGTTCAGCGGCAGCAGAAGGCGCTCATGCACCAGATGGTGCAGCAGCTCGCCGGGAGCCTGGCCGGTATCGTGCAGCCCACACCCAACCCGATGGGGCAACCCGGCGGCCAACCGATGCAGCCGCCCCCGATGGAGCAAAGCGGGCAGGGCATCCAGGGCCGCGTCCAGACCGCGATTGAGGGGATGTGATGGCCGAAAAATACGACGCCTTCGATATTGAGGCCGTGCAGGAGGTGACGCGCAGCCGTGGTTACGAGGTAATCGTGGAGCGGATTCGTGCCGTGCACGCCGCCAAAATCAAGGAACTCCGCGACTCGAAACTGTCCCACGAGCAAACACAGGCGCTGCGCGGATTCCTGGACGGTATCGACCGCTGCCTTGCCGTCCCCGACGCGCTCAAAGCCGAGTGGGATGGACGAAAGGGGCGCGCATGAGTATCCGTCTGGTGTTTGGTTCTCGTTGCCATTATTGTTCTAAATTTCGCCCTCATTCCGAGATCCAGAAGATGGGCACCGGCGGGGCGAAGATCTGCTTCCGATGCCTGGAATGGCATCACAATGCCATCCGCGTGCTGGCCGGCGATCCTCCCCCAGGCTGCCAGGAGTGCGGCCTCACTTTTGCCGACCTGAAAGCGTTCGATAACGCGGGCAATCTTCGGATGTATTTGCACGTGAAAGACGGGATCTACCAGATTCTGTGCACCACCTGCAGCGATAAGTACGAACGAAAACGCGCCGACCTGTTCCGCGAAACGGTATACGGCCAGCAAAAGGGAATCTGATGGTAACTCATGCAACTGAGCACTTAGAGGACTTCGAACCAAGCTCCCATGTGCCCGGCGCCGATCTGGAGAGCGAGGTAGCCAAAACTGCCGACGCTGCCGGCGGACCGACTCAGACGGCGACCGCCAAGGAAGATAAGCAGGCCGCGAAAGATGCCGCCGCGCTCCAGTCCCGCATCCGGGAACTCGAAGCAGAATCCCGTTTTTGGGCGGAGAAGGCGCAGGGTATCAAGCCAGCCGAAGCGCCGAAGAAGGACGACGGCCCCGACGAGCTCGACGCACTGCTGGCCGAAGCTGGCGTCGACGGCGACACCGCCGCCAGCCTGCTCGACGATCTGGGCGAGAAGGGTGTGGCCGCACTCGAAAAGCGCGGCCTGGTCACCAAGGCGCAGTTGAAGCAGATTCTCTCGTTGGCCATGACGAAGATGGAAGCGAAGGCCAACTCCATCGCCGAGAGCCGCGTCGACGGTGCGAAGAATCAATTTACCGCCGAGGCTAAACTGCTGAAGGACTTCCCCGACCTCGCCGACGAAAAGAGCGAGTTCGCCAAGGAAACAGCGCGCGAGTTTGCGGCCATGGTTGCCGACGATCCCAGCCTGAAGAATAGCTATGTCGCCCTTCGCGCCGCGGCACGCATGGCCAGCCAGAAGCGCACGTCGGGCGGTGGTGGTGAACTGTCGAGCCGCATGCAGCGCATCGCCGCCCAGTCCCCGACGCGGGGTGGCCGACAGGCCGCCAGCGAGTTTGACGATGACGATGTCGAGATCACCCCCGAGGCCCGCACGATCCTTGCCCATGCGGCAAGGTATGGCGTGACGGAAGACTCGTACCGCAAGCACGCCCGGAGGAACAACTAATGGCCCGCAAGATCATGTCCACCGGTGTCGGTGAATCGAAGCAATTCAACGCCCCCAGTGCCGACCAGGAAGCACGACCCCAGCGCCACGTGAACGGCGTGCCTGTCGAAGATACCCCGATGGGCCACCTACTGGCGTCGACGTATAGCGACGAAGAGCTGGCCGAGCGGGCGAAGCTGCCGAAGGCGCGCACGTCGGTAGTCGCCGATGAGTTCGACCGCGGCGTGATCAAGCAGTACGACGACAGCCAGCGCGCAGCCAAGCCGTGGATGTCGACCAACCCGATGAAGGCGATGGCGGACAAGTTTGTGCCCGCCGGCCATACCGGACGATTCCTGGGCGAGCGTAAAGTGCAGGTCGATGGCTTGCGCGGCTGGGAACCAGTGAAGAACGCCAACGGCGACCCGGTGAAGCTGGGGAATATGGTTTTGGGCTCGATGCCCATAGGCGAAGCGAAGGAGCGGAACGACCATTTCCGCGGCCTCGACGCCCAAAGAATTTCGCAGATACGCGACGGAGCGACTGAACAGGCGGCCCAACTGGCTCACGCAAAAGGTATGCGCGTGGCCCCGGGCGAGTCCGGTTTCAGACGTGCAGTTGGCAACACTGCTGCGTTTGAAGACTAAAAACAGGAGCCAGTCACATGCCGAATGTCGACAATCCGCATGGCTTGCAAACCCTCGGCCGGACTTTGTCCGGCGGTTTGCCGACCATCGAAAGCTTTCAAAAAGCCGCTTCCTACGGCACCGCCCTTTTCATTGGCGATGCGGTAGCTCGTGCGGCTGACGGGACAATCGATAAAACGATCACCCCCGGAACCACCAACTATAGCGGCGTCTGCCTCAACTACGGCGCTGCCTCCACTCTCACCGATCACCTGGTGATCACCTCCCCCGACTGCCTGTTCGAAGCGCAGGACAATAACGACACCGACGGTTTCGTTGCTGCCGACATGGGCCTCAACGTCAACCTGGAGTTGAATGCCGGTAACGCTCTTACGCAGTTATCCGGCCACGAGCTCGACGAGAGCACGGTGCAAACCACCAACACGCTCGACGTGAAGTTGCTCCGCTTGTTCGGCAGCCCCGACAACGCCTATGGCGCCAACGGCCGCTACGAAATCGTCTTCAATAAGCACCGCATGGCCAACGCCATCGCTGGCGTCTAAGGAAAGGAATCAGAGGAAACCAACATGATTATTCGCGGCGCATTCTCCGATTTCTACCTGACCACGATGCTCCCCGCTTTGCGCGGAGTGGTGTCGGGACGGTACAAGCAGTACCCCACCCAGTGGGACCAGATCTTCGACGTGCAGACCAGCACGCGGAGCATTGAGCAGATGTCCGAGTTCTCGGGCGTCGGCCAGTTCCAAACCATCGGCGAAGGCCAGGCGGTTCGGTTCGACCAGCCAGTTCAGGGCTTCGACAAGACGTTCGTCCACACCCGGTACGGCCTTGGCATCCAGACCACCGAAGACGCGGTGGAAGACGACAAGTGGGGGCTGATCATGAAGTCCCACGCCGACCTGGCTGTCTCCGCCCGGGAAACGCAGGAAGTCGATGCGGCCTCCACCATCAACAACGGCACCAGCGGCTCGTATCTCGGGCCGGATGGCAGGGCGCTGTTCGCCACCGATCACCCGTTGTACAAGAGCGGTGGAACGCAGAGCAACCTCGGCACCGCCGCCGACTTGGACGTGGTTTCGCTCCAGTTGGCGTTGACCGACTACCGGACCCAGAAGGATCCGGCTGGCCGCATCATCAACGTCCCGTGCCAGAAGTTGGTGGTGGCCCCGGCCAACGAGTGGATCGCCTACGAGCTCACCAAGAGCGACATGCGGCCCGACACCACGAACAACGTGGTGAACGCGCTGAAGTTCGGTTCGAAAGGCATGCCGACGCCGTTCGTGTGGAACTACCTCACCGATCCGGATGGGTGGGGTTTGTTTGCGCCGCCGGCCGAGACGGGCCTGGTGTGGTTCTGGCGTCGGAAGCCTTACCCCAAAACCTGGGTCGAGGAAGGCACGGAAACCGGGAACTACGCCTTGCGCTACAAGAAGAGCCACGGCTGGTACTCCTTCTACGGCACCTACTGGAACGCGGGCGCCTAAAGCCTGACGGGGCCGGGTTGACACCTGGCCCCTTTCTTCAAGGGGAAATCATATGCCAAGAGCTTTGATGCAGCGCGTTCGTTCTGGTGGTGGCGCCGATGGAGGCGTTGTCGTTCCGCTGCTGGTTCACAAGGAGTTCATCCTTCCTGGCACAATGCCAGCCACAGCCGCTAACTGGGGCGAGCCGTTCTTCATGCCGTACGACGGCACGTGGGAACTGGTCGCAGTGATCGAGCGGCACAAGACCGCCGGTAATGATGCTGGCGCGGTTACAGTGATGCTCAAAAAAGTAGCCAGCGGCACCGCTTTAAGCAGCGGCACCGACATGCTGGCCAGCGGAATCGACATGAAGGCGGTGGCGGCGACCAACCAGTCCGGAACTTTGAGCGCGACAGCGGCAAACCTCCAAGTGACCGGGCCCGGTACTGCCGTCGGATTCGTCCTCACTGGCACGCCGACGACATTGGCGGGCGTATTTATCGAAACCGTTTGGAAGAAGGTGTAAGCCGTGGCGGGAATCAACCGAGACGCGACTGCGACGATCGCTAACGGGGCCAGCCTTTCCGGCGCGGTAATGCTGGGGGCTGGTGTTCCGCTGGCAGTGCAGATGCCGGCGTCGTTCACCGGTACCCAGCTCACTTTCCAGACTAGCCACGACGGTATCACGTACCAAAACCTGTACGACGATGCTGGAAGCGAAATTGCTGTGACCGTGGCGGCTTCGACAAACGTAGCGCTTCCGGCCTCGGTGATGGCGGCCTGGCGGTACGTGAAGTTGCGCAGCGGCACGGCGGGAACGCCGACGGCCGAGGCTGCTGAGCGGACGCTGAAGATCATCAACCGGATCGAATCCGTCAGGTAATGACTGGGAAAACAATCAACCGGAGGCTGCTCGATGCGGCCTCCGGTTTTCTTGGAGCCCGTATATGACGCAATTGATGATCGCTGTCGACTCGGTGTCCTGGGCTCCAGTGACGGCTCCCATCGACGCTAAAACAGTCATCTTCGATAACAACGAATCCGGGGCCCAGTCGGTCAACCGGCGAATCGATTCAGCCGATGCAGACACCCAAAAGACTATCTCGGCTGGATCACAGGCAGTTTGGACAAAATCATCCGATCCCCGCTCGTGGACCAGGTTCTCTGCCTTCAAACAGGGCACCGTGATCGCCTACCTGAAAAGCGTGTCTGGGTCTTTCAATGTAGCCGTGGAGTTTATCGAATAATGCGAGTACGAATCATCGGGGAATCGACGAGCGCCGCAGCTCTGCGGGCTTCATTACACGTTGCCGGAATCGCTGTGTCCGAAATCGGATACGGGTACACGGTGGAACTGGTCGAGACAGAATGGAATCTTCCGACGGTTGACGGGATCGACTGCGACTTGGAACGGCGGATCGTGGCGCGCATTTGTGACTGTGCGAATACGGCCGTAGTGCTGTTACGCCCTGGCGGCAACCGTAGCGACGAATACATCCGGATCGGAATCCCGGCCCAGGCGAATGCTCCTGGCATTGAGCGGGGGATCATGCAGGCTCTCGTACAGCTACTCACCCCTGCGCCACCATCCACGCAACCGCCCACCGCGCAACTGAAACCGCCAGTACTGTCGATGTGGAAGAGATTTCGCCGGTGGCTGGCTCTGATGATCTACGCGAGTCTCTTCCTGGTATCGGCCCAGATCTTTCCGCGCTGGCCTATGATCTGGGGGTACACGGTCGCCGACCTGCCGGCCGCTGGCGTGCTGAATCGAGTGGCGGTGGTCACCAACGCGGCTTCCGCGGCCAGTTGCGCCGTTGGAGGCGGATCGACGGTCGTGTTGTGCAGGGATACCGGATCGGCGTGGCAGCCGCTTGGGGACGGAGGGGCAGCCGGTGGGGCGGCTTGGGGTGGAATCACCGGCACGCTGTCCTCTCAAACAGACCTGCAAAGCGCAC